ACTACTAATGAGTCTGGATGGACGGCTGTACGCTCTAGCGTTGACGGAAACATTCTTACCATTGAGGCCCAAGACAACACCTGCACAGATTCTATTAGCTGGATGGTTGTTGGTGAACGTCAAGACCAACACATGTATGATACCGAGTGGACTGATGAAAACGGTAAGGTTGTTGTTGAGCCACTAATTCTAGAGCCAACACCAGAGACAGAAGAAGAGGAAGTTACCGAAGAATAATTATAACTACTGAATAAGCATATAATATGGCTTACGGATATTGAGTATTCCTGAACTAGAGCGATAAATATGGAAGAAGAAGAAGAAGATCTAGACGAACTCGACGAGGAGGAGAATCAAAACGGACAAGACGATCCCGAATTCGGAGGATTGGTATTTAACCAGCCTAGAGATAATCCATTTGGTAATAATCCTTTTGGAATATTCAGTGGGGAACCTTCAGCTCGTCTAGCTGATCTTGGGGGTTTTTTAGATATTATTGGAATGAGGGGTTCTGATATGTCAAGAGGAAGCTACGAAGACCAAGATGGAGATGGAATACCTGATAATCTTGCAATTTACGAACGCCCTCCCATCGCGGGCAACCCTGGAGGAATTAACACAAATGTAGGAGGAACTTCTGGAGGTGCACCTGGAGGAGGATCAGGTGGTATGCCAAGTACATCTGGAATTGGTGGAAACGTTCCTTTTGATATATCTGGAATGGGCGGAAATGCTCCTTTTGACCCAGCTAATCTTCAGTTTGGAAATCTTCCTGATGTGTTTAAAAATATTTTGGGAGGTGCAATAGTAAATAACATAGGTGGATTTGGAGATAACATGACAGAACAAGATTTACAAGACTTTTTAGATCAATTAGAAGGACTCCAAGGAGCACAAGGGCCTCAAGGTATTCAAGGAATTCAAGGCTTTGCGGGAGCTACAGGAGCCACAGGAGCTACAGGAGCTACAGGAGAAAAAGGTGATCGTGGTGAGACAGGAGAAAGAGGAGAGCGTGGAGAGCGTGGAGAAACAGGTGCAACTGGTGCAACTGGTGCAACAGGGGCTACTGGGGCAACAGGTGCAATAGGTGCAACAGGTGAAAGAGGTGAAAGAGGTGAGACTGGAGCCACTGGTGCCACTGGTGCCACTGGTGCTCAGGGAATTCAAGGAGAAAGGGGAGAAAGGGGAGAAACAGGTGCCACAGGAGCAATGGGAGCTACTGGTGCAAGAGGAGCTACTGGTGCAAGAGGAGAGCGTGGTGAGACAGGGGCTACGGGTGCTACAGGTGCTACTGGAGCTACGGGGGCAACAGGGGCAACGGGGGCAACGGGTGCTACAGGCGCTACAGGTGCAACAGGCGCTACTGGATCGTTTGATGTTTCAAACCTAGAAGCTCTTTTACCTTATTTTACTGGTAGTGATTTTGAAGCTCGTGAAGCAGGAGAGGTTCCAGGAATATATCCTACGGCAATACAGTCTCTTCCTCAAGCTACAGCATTTATTAATTCAATTTTGGGATTAGACCGTCCTGTTTCAGAGCAGCAAGCACAGCTTAAGACAGATATTTATGGAAACATAATTGAAGATGTACGTGAAGCTCAAAGCCCATTGATGCAATCACTTGCTCGTAGGTCTGAGCAATTAGGTGCACAGGCTGAGCAATTAATGGGGCCTTTATCATTCCTTGAAAATCGAGCTGCTACTCAAACTGGTTATGGTCAGGCTGCCTCACTTGGCAGAGAAATAGATCCTTTGTTCCGTGAGCAACAAGCAGGACGTTTGCGTGAGGAACAGAGGAACGTAAACCTACAACTTGCAAGTAATCTTCTTGGTCAGCAAAGAGCTACTGCTGGGTTAATGGCAGATATTGAATCTGGTATTTATGGCAGAATGGCTCCTGACATTGGAGTAGATGCTGGATCAATTCTTGGAATTGCTGGAACTGATATTCAGAATATTCTTGGAGAGAAATCAGCTAGAGAAGCCTCTGATGCTATTAGGGAAGGGGCTAAGAGACAGCAAGATGCTGAAATGCTTAAAACAGGAATTAGTTTAGTTCCTAAGGTTTCAGTTCCTGAGTTTAAGATTCCTGGAACTGGCATTACTATTGGAGGATAATTATTATGGCACTTAAATCATCATCACCCATTAATCTTGCTGCACTTCGCCAAGATTACTCTATGCTTCCTAAAATAGCTGCTGTTAAGGCACAGGCTAATCAGCAAATGATTGGTGCTATTCAGTCAGGTCTTCAAAAGCGTAAGGAAAGAATAGAGAAAAAAGAAAAGAATGCTCTGAATGAAAAGATTTTGAAGGACTTAATTGATTCAGATCCTGACAATACAATCGTTCCTCCTGGCATGAACGAAAAGGAGTTAGCGAAGATCATTACTCTTCCAGAATCGCTGGCTTATCGTAGAGCTTTAATCGCTTCCGATAAGGCTTCTGCTCAGATTGATCAAATGACCAAAGCCGATATTTTTGCATTGAGTCAATTAACGGGAGGTAAAGAACTTACTGCTGAAGAGCAAAAAAGAATTAGTGATGCAATAAGGGCAAATCCAGGAATGATTTTTGGTGCTTATGTTAAAAGGTTGGAAGCCGAACCTAAGGCTCCCCCAAAACCTTCTGTTAGTATACAAGATTACGAATATTATAAGGGAACTTTAGCTCCTGGAGAAACACCAATGTCTTTTGAAGATTTTAGGAAATTAAATAGATCTGCAACTACAGTAAACGTAGGAAACGGTCTTGGAAAGTTATCTGACAAACTTTCAGAAGGAGCAGCAGAACAAGTTTTTAAAAGCCGACAAAAAGCCGAAGATTCAATTGGTGTACTTAGGGCGAATAAACAAAATAGAGAGTTGTTAGAACGGGGAATGATTACTGGTGCCAAGGGGGCTTCTTTTGTAAACCAGTTAAATAAACTTCTTGTGGTTGCTGGATTTAACGTTAATCCAGATGTATCTGCTAATACTGATGCTTACTTGGCAAATGTAGCAAAACAAACAGCAACGATTATAAAAGATTTTGGTGCTGGAACTGGTCTTTCAGATGCAGATAGGGAGTTTGCAACTAAAGCTGCTGGTGGAGATATTTCAATGTCTCGAGAAGCTCTGGAGAGAATATTGGATATTAATGATAAAGCAGCAGTTTTTAGCTTAAAAAGACATAAGGATCTTATTAGTAAACTTCCAGAAGGCTCTCAGCCTTTTGATCTTAGTGTACCTGTTCCCAAAGAATTTGAAGAAACATACAATGAAATATTGAGGATAGATGATGAATCCGATGAAGCCCTCAGTAAGATTATCGACAGCTACGTTGACTAAATAACAAAGTTTATTTTTATAAATTAATTATTCATGGCTGATATAACTCAAGAACGGCTCAAGCAGGCTATTATAAAAGCTGAAAGTGCTGGCAATACTGAAGACGTAAAAATACTAGTAGACGAGTACGTTGCTCGTTACGGCACAGGAGAGCCAGGGCAAACCCCAAATCAACCTGCCGTGGGAGAACTAAGAGATTCTCCTGAGGAAATACCTCTTTTAGATAAAGTCAGACAATCTGCTAAACAATTTGCTTCTAAGGAGCTAGAAGCTATTAGAGGGGATTTTGAAGGCATTCGCAGAGGCGTTATACCTTCATATCAATCAAGGTTTGGAGGAGAAGCAGAACCGTTCACGAACCCCCCTAGCATTGAAGATCTTGATGAAGCTGATAAAAAAGAACTGAAAGACCTTCCAGAGTACAGAGGTGGATTCGGTGGAATGGTTAGGGCTTTGCTATATCCAGATGTTAAGGAAAGGGCTATGCTTTTTGCTGACGAAGGATTTGATGTTAATACTGATGGCCCGTACCCAACGATAACTAATAAACTTACTGGTGACAAATTCGCTTTAAACTCTCCTGGATGGTCTCTTCAAGACGCTATATCTTTAGCTGGAGAAATAGCTACATTTTTGCCAGCAGGAAAATTTACTTCTGTTGGGTCAAGTCTAGCAAAAAAAATTGCTAGAGGTATTGCTGCTGGAGCGACCACATCTGGAATAAGAGAAGGTGTTCAAGTAGCTGGTGGTGGAGAGTTCAACGGGATGCAAGTTGCCTTTGATACTATAGCGACTGCTGGTGGTGGAGCTTTAGAAAAATTGGCTCCTGCTATCTGGCGAAAACTTTCTCCAGAGGCTAGAAAAAAAGCTAGAGATGTAAAAAGCATAAATTCTTTAATTGAGCTTGGTGTAGATATAGATGAATTAAAAGCATTGGTTTCTAAAGAAATTATAGAGCCTTCTGCTGCTTTAGAGGAGTTTTCTGCTGCACAGTTTAAGAAGGCATTAGAAAAAGATCCAAGACTAGCTGCTAAGTACGCTAAAGAATACGAAGAAGCTTCTAATAATCTTTCTGCTATGCTTTCAAGAACATTTGGAAGATTGTCCAAGCAAGATATTGACCTTTTAAACCCAGAAGAAACACTTCTTAATGTTTTTTCGGCAGCACAAGATATAGCATCTAATATACAAAAGGTTCAGTTCCAAATGCCTATGGCATTAATAGGCAGAGAATATCCTGAGGTTTATAAAAGATTAGGAGACATAAATGTTGCAGGTGCTGTAAACTTAGCTGATGAAATAATAAAAAACAGCAACCCTGGAGACAAGGCTCAAAAAGCTGCGATGAGGTGGAAAAGGTTGCTGGAGTCTCCAAAGGAGGGCGATGTAGTTCTTTTTGATTCTGCTGGAAGACAAATAGGACTTGAAGATAGAGTTGAAATTACAAAACCAGCAGAGCAAGTTCATTTAGCAATTAGAGAACTAGGAGATATTCTTAAGTCTGACCCCAACTTTAACAGCAGTGTAGGAAGCCAAGTAAAATCAAACGCTAAAAAATTAATTAAAGAACTAAGAACTGCTCTTGGAGATGATTTTAGAAAGGTCGATGAGGCTTACTCAATGTCTGCTAGGGCTTTAAATGATTTCAAGAAGAACACTAGGCTCGGAGAAATTATCTCTAAGGGAGAATTAAATGCCGATCAGTTTCTTGATTCTATATTTATGGCGAAGCCGAGAACTAATGACTTCAATCAAGCAAAAAAATTTATGGACGAGATTGCTAATGTTAGTCCATCAGTAGCCAATGATTTATACGGAAGTTATTTTGCATCTAAGATTAGGTCGTTGCCAGCTAACGCCAACATGAATCAAATATTGGAAGCTATTTATGGAACTGGTCGCACTGGTGATATTCTAAAAAGTTCAGTTTATAGATTAGCCCCGAATAAGGCTGCTCAAAAAAGAGTACAGCAAATAGGTTTTTTGTTAAAGTCTGGATCAAAGGTAGATGCAGTGGAATCATTAGCAAAAGCTGGACAAGATTACGTAGATGGCAAGTTATCTCCAGATGCAGCTCATTTTGTCTATATAAGAATGGCAATTTCTAAAGCCATTAAAGATTCTTCTAATAAAAAGTTTTTAGAGACTGCTTATAATATGACCCTTAACCCTAAATACAGGAAAGAATATTTAGATTTGCTTAACTCTAAACAAGTTTTAACAGCAGCTTCTAAGTCAAATTTTCTTAAAAGGCAAGATGCTGCTAATACGGTTTACCGCAAGGCTTTAAATGTTGCCGAAAAGGTTGCTTCTGACATGAAGAACGGAAGCTTGATTGGAGCAGCTATTCCTGGAATACTTACCTCTCAATCTAGGGAAGATGGCGTTCAGCAAGTCCCTTTTCGAAGTAACTAAAAAAAGGGCAGCAGGTTTTTAAGCCCACTGCCCTTCGCTCGGATAAACAGAGTAGTTTAATCTGTATCGGGTGGGGATTCTTCGGGATCGGATGGAGTGCTGTCTTCTGAAATTTCTGAGCTTTCTTGAGAACGTTCTGCGTTATCAACTAAAAAAGCATGAATGTTATCGCGAACCTGGCCTACTGTTGAAAGATCTTTTCCCTCAAAGGCTCCACGCTTAGATGCTACGTCTATAATATTGACGGCAAGTGCAAGATCCTGAAGTGAGATATTGATTTCTTGTTCCATATTTTTATAGTTTCACAGTAAGTTATTGTTGTCAAGCATTTTGAATCAGCTCCCTTATCAGAACTCTGTACTTATCTTTTGTCTGTGGTCTTTTGGCTCTCTTGATCCTACGCCTGTACTCCCTGACCACCTTGTCTGTGTCTGTTTTGTGCTTAGGATGAATAGGATTTGCTGAGTAATCCTTGCTCCAGTATTCTATGATGGAAATCAGTACATCCTCATAAGAGGCTCCCAGAGGCCGTATAAAGCGTTTGTACGCATTCCATACCTTACCCTCGAATGAATTGACTTCACGCTGTAGAACGCATCTGACGCGTCCTGAGACATGATCGTGGTCTAAGACCGCATCTTTGATCTGCAATCCTGTAATAGGATCTCTTCCTCCTTGTTGGATTAGGAGTTCCTCCCTGAATGATTTGATCTCGGACTGTTTAAGCTTGTTCATGTTAGATTGCTACGGCAAATCTACCTTATACCCGTTTTCTAATTTATAAATCCATAACTTGTAGTACATTTCTACCTCCATGTTTTCCCATAAATATATAGTTAGATTATTTCTGAGTTTTTCATCGTTAGGCAAAATGTACCTCTCGTATCTATCTCTATATCCAAAGTCAGCATATTGTCGCATATCGTTAAATTCCCGAACTTCGCAAAAATCATTAGGCATTACTCCCATTGAAAGAATGTAGCCAAAGAACTTTTTGTCTCCCACTTTTAGAAGGGGCCATTCTTTTATCTCAAGATCTTGGCAAATTATCTCTGTGTTTCTCATCAAAGCTTTAACTCTTGGCTGTACTTCTCCCAGCTCTGTACCTCATCAATAACCCATTCAATTGATTCTTTATTGAGAACAGCTTGGTCTACCAGCTCGTGGATCAAGTCATCCTTAACTCCACCCATCAGTCTAGTGATCTTGAGCGTCATGGCATCTATCTGACTTTGGGAAATCTGTGCCAAGGACAGCAGCTCTATTGCCTCTGAAACCTCACTGACTGTTAGTTCTTTCATAGCTCGTACATTGTTTCCTCTAGGAATCTTTGCATCCAGCTCTCAAGAATACGAATGGTTTCATTAGGAAGTAGAGATGACTCAGCGTACACGATTACAGTGTTATCATCGTCTATGTCTATTACCTTTTGGTGAAACATAGTCACCTCGTCCATTAGAGTTTTTCCTAATTCAGTCCTGCACACTTGCCTAGCTGGGAAGATTTGATATCCCACTGGCATTAGATCGCCAGTAAAACCTCCACCTATCATGGGGGCTACGCTTTCTTTTACGTACCCTGAATCAGATGAGAGCATCTCTTTCACCTGTAGTGCCAATTCTTTGAACTCTTCTTGAATCATTCTTCTGTGTAATGCTTAACGTCAATGTATCCTGGCTGTATTGTGTAACCTATTCCCTCCAAAGCTGGGAGAACAAGATCATTTAGAACTTCATAAGTAGAAATGTCATCTGAATCGTATGATACAGTACAAGACCTGTGAGGAGTCTTAATCGTAACAACTATTCCTTCAGGGTGCTGTGTACAATTACATTTGGGGTGGCAGGTTTCTTCGTTCATGGGTAATCAATGTGGTTGTCTTTCTTTTCTTTAATCATTGCTAAAGCTATTGTGCAGTACCCGATGATGTCCTCAAAGGCATCCTCAACGTGCTCATCCTCCACTGCTAGAGATTTAGTTTTGCAGAACGTCTGCACTCTCTTTATCTTGTCTCCCATTCGGACGCACAGTCCAATTAGAGGATCTACTCCGTAATCCCTGGCTTGCTCAAAGTTAGCGAAAGCATCAGTGCTCATTGCGGTGTAGTCGTTGTTCTTGTCCCTAAGCACATTGGACATCTTAGAGAATAAACTCTTAGTGAATTCTTCGAACTTTTCTTTTGTCATAATTCCATTAAAAAATTAGTAGCTACCTTACCGTGCTGTACTACTCCACATCCGATAGCTGGATGAGGGCCGTACTTACCGTAAGCCATAGCGTAACTATCCTTGTCTATCCCAGATCCTAGCTGCATACCGAACACTTTACACTTAGCTCCTGTATGCCACTGAACGTAGCACTCAGAGTGATAGTGTCCTTGTACAACTGATTGCATATCCTGCTTGGCTCTTTGGATAGCTTTCTTACCATCGCCATGACAGTACACTACGCTGTCTATAGTAACGCTTTCAACGAACTCCCATCCAGGAGCCTCAAGTACTTCACTGTAATCTCTGACCCAGCGTTTAGATATCCCCGCTGTGTAAGCCTTACGATGGACTAGCCTATCGTGGTTGCCTACGCAGACGTAAGCTTCGGGGAATGCCCTGTACCACTTTCCTATTCTCCGTATAGCTCTGTCTAGCTCTTCGCCAGCAGAGTAGCCATCGGGGTCTGTCTCATGGTACGAGCTGTAATGGTTGTCAATAACATCACCGATAAAAACAACTTTATTACAGCGGTACTTACGATCCACGTTTTTGCAGAACCTCAAATACTTATCGAGGCAAAAGGGTTCATGCAAATCCCCGATGGCTAGCACTTGTGACATACGCTATACAGAAATTTTCTTAAACGCTAATTCCTGAATAAGTACCCTAACTTTTTCAACCTCTATGTCAAGCGATCTGACTAGCAACAGCTCAATCCCCGCGAGCGTAAGCTCTTCGGTAGTGAGTTCACGTACCTTTGGAATTGGCTGGACATCACCATGTCTATCAACACAGGTTGTAGTGTCTTCCTTGAACTTGAATTTAGGTGGTTCATTCGTTTTGTACACCTTAACCTCGCCATCTATGTATAGACTGGCGTCAGTGGCGTATACTTCAGTCCCCCTCTCGTATTTACTGAGAGGAGAACCTTTGTATACTAGGCCGAAAGTTGAACCATCTTTACGCTCAAGCTGGAAGTTGTTAGCGGAGTCTTTGTACACCTGCTTAACAAGCTTCCCCTGAATCCATTTAGTTTCACTCATGCTTACCACGGTAGATCGTCGTCGCTATCGTCAGCAGCATTAGCTGTGACAGGAATGTTCTTAGCCTCTTGCTTCTCCTGTTCAGCAGGAGTCACGGATCGACTAGCTTTGCGTTCTTCGAAAACAGATTGATTATCTTGGATAAAGCGATTAACCGTATCTAAGAAGAAATCATTCTGAGCGGAGGAGTCGTAGATAGTCTTACCCTTAAACACGGTAGACTCAAGCTCTGGGATGCCAACATACTTTCCGTTCTCATAAGGAAAAGCGGAAGAGATGCTGGCTCCACCTTGCTGTACCGTTATGTGAAATCTGGGCCTCTTGTGCTCGTTTCCCTGTGGGTCTGTCCATGTTTTAAATCCTTTCTCCCAAGTAGACAGTGAGATTGGTGAGTGAGCGGATATGTTTGGAACCTTCTTAGCAAAAGCCTTGAAGTCATCGTGAATCCATCCACTAGATTTGTCATTCCAGACTGGTATTGCGAGAACGTCAACTCCTTGATCGTTCTGGAGTCCGATCTTCAAATCTACTCCGTACTGGTTGTCATCTATCCAAATGGACTCAATGTTTCCAAACAGTTTGTCAGCCGTGTATTGCCAACGCTCCCCAGGAAATGGTCTAGTGTACTTGTGTAGTACCCTACCGTCATTCGCTTCATCGTTGCTAATTTGGTCACGGCATTTGCTCCAGTAACCTCCTTTAGCGTTATCTTTATTCCAGTATCGTGTATCTCTCATATTTTTTGTTGGTTCCCTGTTTTAGCTTCAATCACTTCTTCCAACTTGGATGAATCTATTCGGAGAGTTCTGTACCCCCATCTAATTACAGGGATGTCCCCTTTATTTATGAGGTTACGAACTATCTCAATGCCTATGCCAAGCTGCTCGGCAGCCTGAGGGATTGAGAGGTATTTGGTGTTATTTTCGATCATATTTTTTGTTGGTTTCTTTTTTTGTACTCGTAGCTAAACTCGTACTGTTGATGGTGAAAAGAAGCGGAAACTTCGCTCCATATATCGTACATTTGCAGATCTCTCGATAATGTCAAGTCAGAGAACGATTTGATTCTAGATAAGGCTGTGTAAGTTAGACCTGGAGCCATAGGTACTTGCCTTGGTAGCTGTAGATGTACCTTGTTTAGTGTACTTCCTTGGCTGGAGTGGATCGTCATGCTGTACCCTAGCTGTATAGGGAACTGAATGTACTGACCCTTGCTCTCGTCGGTAACCTTTTCCTCTCCGTTCTCAATCTTAATTCTAGGAATACTGTCTTGGTACTTCTTGGGCTTCAGGTAAATCATGCTGTTGTCGGAGTCCCTGTGGATTATCATACGGCCACGCTTATCAACTCCGTAGAACGTGCCAGTGTCTCCGTTCACGATCCTTTGCGTAACTCCCATGACATTATACGTCATGTTTGCTTTCACAACTACACGGCAGTATTCTTTGAGGTATATCTTCTCTTCGATGGGAAGATCCTTGTCTCGCTTCTTCTTGAACGATCCAGTTCTAGTGGCAGAAAAACACAACAGCCTTCCTTGTAAGTCATTAAGTTTTTTCTTATTGATCTCGTCACGTATCTTTCTGAGAGGAGTCAGTATAACTGCTTTACTATCAGGTGCTTGCACACGAGTATTCAGATAGTCAATATCTATTTTAGTCTGAGCACCTACTCTAATTCTGTTCAAGATGTTAGCCTCGATAGGATTTTCCTGACGTATTACTTTTGTAAGACTGACCTGGTGGAAGTCAGTGTTCAGTACATTACTCTGAAATAATCCGAACGGAGCCTTGTAACCGTACCTCTTTAATGTAATAGCATCTCTGCCTTGGGCAACTGGTGGAAGTTGGCCGACATCTCCAACGCACAAGATCTTAGCTCCTCCGAATGGCTCGAAAGATCCACGAGCTTTACGTAACGCAGCTTCGATGAAGTCAAGGTGATCACACCTAACCATACCTATTTCATCCAAGATAATCCACGAGCAGTGCCTCAGTACTTCTTTGCGTTGTCCTCCGAAGTACCTGCAAGATGGATCTTCAAATCTTTGTCTGTGTACTGGCTGTTCTTTGAAGTCTGGATTGATTGGTTGTGTCGAAGGTATTCCGAACAGCTTATGTATTGTACTACCTCCGATGATTGTAGCTGCTCTTCCTGTAGGTGCAGCCAGGATTGTGTTCCCGAATGTCTTTACTATCTCTTTAATCAGAAATGACTTTCCTGTACCTGCTGACCCGAAGCATATCAACCTACTGCCTTGCCTGCCAGTCAGCATACAGTCCATGACGTGCTGTTGTTCTATCGTTAATCCCATAGTTTAATCTGTCCTCTAATCCCTTAATAGATCATTGTATCTGGGTACAATTAGCCCCTACAGGGACTAACCATTCTATCCTTGATCCCTGTAATGAGTCAATGTAGAGCTGGTGCCTGAGAGGACTCGGTACGTCACTATGATCCTCTGTGGTCAGGCATTAGCCATCGCTTTCGCGATCCTTTTTACAACCAGATGGGCAAGTTCTGGTAACCGATGTCCCTTGTACCACTAGGTACGCCTGTTCTCAAGGCAAGGGCTCGCTGAACTGAGAGCAATCATACACTACCCGTCAAGCCTACCTTCTTTCTTGTAAAGGTGCTCAAAGATCTTCCTGAGCTCTTCCTGACCCTCCTCGATCTCATCAATCACTATACGACACAGTGCGTGTGGTAACCGATTATCTACCAAGTAGGACACCATCCTGTCTAGGTGATAGTCCAGCTTCTCCATCTCCCAGTGACAGTACAGGGAGGTTTTCAGGTCATTAGGATCTATACCCAATGACCTGATTTTTTCTGTGCTGTACTTCATGATCTTCTTAATGGTGTACCCCAAGGGGTATATTCTAAAATTTGTTTCTTAATGAGATTGTCCACTGCAACCTCTTTAACAGCTTGAATCTCCTCGTAATTCACTGGTTTGAGAAGATCGGTTATACGCTTCACCTCGGCATCGAAATTTTCTTTGCCAATCTTTTTTAGAGCCCTTTCGTCGATGAGCCTTTTAGGCTCTCTAATCACCGTCTCTAATGGTGCTATCTTGACGTCATCGACGCCTAGCTGGTTTTGGAGTCTTTTCTTGGCTTGCTTGGCTGCGAAAGGTGTAGCACTTGTGCCAAGAACGTAGTTCTCGTACATAAGGGCAAATTTCTTGCCCAAATAATAAGCTGAACTGACATCAGCGTAGCATTTTGCCATGCTTTCGATTTTTTTTAAAACATGGGACTCAGGTATCATGATCCTGTGCATTCCTCCATGTACGCCTCAATCTGACTGTCGTACTGCCTATCTGCTATTTCTTGCAGTGCAGCTTGCTCAATCTCATCGAAGACATAGACGTCTAGTACGCTCGATAGCTCCTGAACAGAGCCAACGAGCCACACCCCGTCCATGTATGGCTCTTGGGGATCGTCTCCATCTATGGAGACATCGAATCTAATATTTTGTACTTTAACTGTGATTGTGTTCGTTGGTTTCATTATAATGTAATATTGCCCTCCTTTGGCTCGTAAATGTCCCGCAAATCCTGAAAGAATGTCCCGATTGTGGTTCGGGCATCGGTTATTGACTCCTCTAGCTGGTCGTCATCCGATTGGCTACGAGCGTCCTCTAAATCCATTGGGAGCTGTTCCCGTTGGATAGACCTTACAGTTCTAGTTAAGTGATCGAGCTGCATATCTGCAAAGACCCGCTCGCCACTCGTTACATCCTTTCGGATCTCCTCTATGTCTGTAAGCACTCCTTCGAGTGCCTTGTATGTGTGTGTGTTTTTCATGCGTATTGTTCTGTTTATTTCTTGAAAGATTTGAGGAGCTTCAATGCCTCCTCTAGTTCTGTTATTTTGCAATTCAATGAACATTGATCAGGATCATAAGTATCGTCTTTATCATACTCATGGGCTGACTCAACCATGGCTTTAATGCAGTCCTCGTAACTGATTTCAATACCTCGGGTGTAATCATTCGAAAATGAAACCGTGATTCCGTAAGGCCCAAAGTCTGCTACAATTTCGCTCATAGCAATTCTTATTACGCTCTTAGCGTAATCGTCTAAGGCGGAGTGTATGTCCGATGCTTCTTCAGGATATACATCCCAACCTTTCAATGATGGTAACTTTTCAAACTTGTACTCTTTGTTGTGTAATGCTCTGTAATGTGTCATACGGTGATACTTCATTGTCTCCTTGTTTTAGGTTTACCTTTTCATTAAGGGGCTTGTACCCCTAGCTGATCAAGCTTTTCGGCGAATCTAGCGATTTCTTTCATAACTTTTACATCCAGCTTGCCAAAATCCTCAACGCTTAGCGTACCGTTTGCGTAGTGTCGAGTGATTTTCTCTTCTATTGCGTGAAGTTCAGCAAGTCCAGCTAGGTCTATCTTCCGTGCGTAGTGCTTGGCTACGTCTTTCTGTGTCTGTTTTAATAGTGAGTCCATTTATCTTTAATCTAAGTTATAATCCCCATTCTTTATATCTCCTTTATTGTTTTCGAATAATCCGTATTGTGATGAATGGCGGAGCACTTGCAAAGCCATTTTGCCTCTCTTAAAGAAAGCGTTTTACCACTAGTGAAAAGAGAATCTATCTGCGCGTTTTTTGCGTCTTTAAGTGTGTACTTCTTTTTGAATGGCAAAAATCCGTAATGCTTGCATTGAGAATAAAGTTTCAGTTTCATTTCGTTTATTGTTTTGGTTTTTATCATGCGGATTTTGTCAAAGGTTTATCCCAGTTGTTGTCTGGAAAATAGCTTTCATCTATTATGGAAGACCATTGGCTAGAGATGGCTAGTCCAATTCCCATGTATGTCTTGCTCCTAACCTTCCATCTATCGGGACTAGGTGCAAGCTTATTCTGGCCTGATGGCGTTTGATTCTCCCAATACCCGCACTCTGGCGTAGGAAGAATGCAGGTAGGCTTAATTTTTGGCAGATTGTGCAACCACAATCCAGTGTTCTTGGACTCTGGATCTCCGAACTGCCAAGGCTGAATGTACTGCGTAGCTTTCCCCATTGATGTATGCCCAAGTACTCCTACTGGGTTCTCGAAAGCGACTCGACGTGCTTTACGCTTACAGAGATTCCAGAGATTCTCTGTCCACTTCATGGCATTAGCTCTGTTCTCCGTATTGGCGTGATGAGCATTGCCAGAAATAGCAAGGTACTGGCACGGTGGATGACCTACGATGAGATCGAAATGACCATCCTCAAAGCCCTCTAGGAACTCTACAGCGTCACCCTGCCAGTGATGCCTATCATTAGGTGAAAGGTCATCTGCTGGCAGTACATCGCAGCTAATCGTCTCGTGTCCAGCTTCTCTGAACAGCTCTCGCAGTGTTCCGCTCGTCTCGCAAATTATTGCGACTCTAGCCCAGTTATCAATGTTCTGTTTATCCATGTTATTTTCTCCTTTTGTGTTTAGAAAGCTGGAACAAATCCAACGTGTTTAAAGACCGAAGTTTTTACGGTCTTCCCGTCTACATCTTTTTCCACACTCTCCCTTTTTGAGAATGAGAAAAGAGGATCGACTCCCCGCGATTTCAAAGCCTCTACCAAAGGCCCCATAAAGAATGGAGCACCGCCTATCAGTGCGACTTTAACACCTAGCTCCTTGCAGTAATCCGCAAGGGCCATAGATCGCTGCCAGATTGTCTTTTCGTCTGGCAACTCGTCGAAGGTTAGAAGCCTTTTTACTTCAGCTTCGAACTCCTCAGATACTTCTGAGGAATCAAAGACTCCTCCAGATTTTTGATCGTCTGACGCTTTGTGTTGCGTCAAATTGATGATCGAGTACTTCTCACTGGCAATCCAATGAGCGTCGAAAGAATCCCAAGCACTGTAAGCTTGAAGATTGTTTGATTCCTCCTCTATTAATTGTGCGTTATTTTTGTGATCCATATTATTTTCTCCTTTGTGTTTAGTTATTCGTAAAGCTCCGACTGCATCTCTTTAGCAATATTGACGGCTTCGTCGAATAAGGTGGTGAACTCTGAGTTAGTGATGCACAACCATTCGGCCCCTGTCCAATTTTCGTGTTGAGCTGCCACGCGATAACCGTATACCCACTGCTCGATGTCGTCGCTCCACTCTTCGCTGTCGAAGATCTCGATTGACTTGTTACGGCGACGGCCATCTTCGTCGTCTTCGTATCGTTTAGTGATCGGGAAGTTGTAATCCATTTCGTTTTTTATTTTATCCATGCTCCAAAAGTTGACGAAATAAGCTGAAAGGTCGATAATTATTTTCAGCACAATGAACTATGCCGAAAATGTACAATGTATAAGACGTAATAGCATCCCAGTAGATCCGTTGTCGTACAGTAGGTGGATGTAGATGTATGTATGTAGATGTATGTAGATGTATGTATGTATGTATGTATGTATGTATGTATGTGTTTCACTAATGAGAATCATTCTCAATAAGTATGATAATGAGACACAATCTCAATTTACAGTTTATTTACATTAACAAATATTTTACATTTACATTTTATTTACGTTTACGAATTATTTACATTTACACTTTTTTTACTTTTACAAACATTTTACATTTACAATAAATTTACATTTACAGATATTTTACGTTTACATTTTTTTTACATCACCAGGTTAACGCACCAGGGGAAAAAATAATGACATTTGAAGTCCTAAAGATTCAGTTTAAAGCCCCTTCAAATAACTGAAAAAAGGCTTCCATTATCTAAAAAATCCGCTTTAAATGATTTAATCTAAAAGAAGGGTTTCCTTCTTCGACTAAACGCTAAAAAAAAATCATATGGAAAAATCATTCATAATAGACAGAAACAAAAGACGGTTTCTCGCATTGCATGACATGTTAGAGGAGATAGAATCTACGCTACATAAAAATATTGAGGAAGATTTTTCTCTTATAAGAGAGAAAATCGGTGAGTTTCAAAAAACGATAGATGATTTCCAACACATGGAAGATCAAATATCGTTAGCCTTACTTAATAGAGACCCTAAAGACTAAAATGGAAATCATCACAAATCTAACAGCGGAACAAATCCGCTTTATCGGTGGAGCGATTGTCTTAATCGCTTTGCTTAAAATCGAAACACTAAAAAGAAAGTCTAATAAATGAGAGTAGTTTTAAGAAACCATAACGAAGTTGCGCACATTTGGGCTCAACAAACTCAACAGCATGGAAGGGCAAGCAATATGATTTTCCATGGCTCCTCAATATTTAGCTATGGTGAGCATTACACCATTGCTAAATTTCAAGAAAATGGAGTCGTTTTGATTAATTCAGAAAGCCCTTCTGTCTCAACTAGCAAGCACACTTCTATAGTGTGTTCTGCAATCCCTAAAGAAACCCGTACTTTTATGGTTCCTTGCACGGGAAGCGAAAAGGAAGAAAGAAACGATTTGGAAAACGTTTCTTACTACGCGAAGAACTTCCGCGAAAGTCTTGAAAAGGCTTCGAAAGCTAGAAAGTACTACGACTTCCACCTTACGGAAGCAAAGCGATCAAAGTATACTGCTATTGAGTATTGCGAAACCTTCGATTGCGAAGCCCTTCTAGAACGCTTTGATTTTGATTTCGATTTCGAAGCGGATGACGTGAAGGAAAAGATCAAAGCAATCCGAATTAGGGAAGCAAAGCGGAAAGCCGAAAAACTAGCCAAGTTGAAAGCTGAAATGAAAGAAAAGGTGATCGCTTGGCGAAACGGAAAAAAGGTGTGGATAAGCTCTTATCCCGAAACTTTGCTTAGATTAGTTGATGATGGTAAAACCGTTGAAACCTCTAAAGGTGCTTACTTCCCCACAGAGCAAGCAAGGCAAGCAATCCGATTTGTTAAATCAGTAATGAAAAGCGGGAAAGCATGGCAAAGGAACGGTGAAAAATTCGAGCTTGGGAACTATCAACTCGATGCCATATCAACTGTTGGAACTGTCAGAGCTGGTTGCCATGTTGTGAAGTTCGATGAGATCGAAAAAATGGAAGGGGAACTTGTCAATGATTGAGGAAGTGCTAGACATGCTGATTCTAGGGAATTACACCTTCCGCCAAGTAGCGGAAGAATTTGATATCTCAATTAAGGAAGTAGCGGATATCTACTCGAAGTACTTGCTTAACTAATAGCCCTTACTTAGAGCCCTTCAAAGCCCTTGCCTCAACAGGTAGGGGCTTTTTTGTGTCTAAATACCTTTAGGATCATTTGACAGGTTTAAAGCTTAATGGTAAAATGCGATTGAAGAGAGCTTAAGAGATCAAAGGAAAGGTCACTAGAGTTAATGAAAGGGCTCTAAATGGTACCCGATAAAAGGGTTGATGTTTAGGCATTGGATTAGATCAACTGATGTCAGAAAAAATGCGTTAACGATCAAAAGGGTTATTTTGAGCGATCAAATTTTACACTTTGAACAATCAAAATGCTAATTTTGACTAATCAAAGTCCATTGTTTGATGAATCAAAGTGTTTTCTTTGACTAATCAAAGTGATTAGTTTGAGCAATCAAAGTCTAGATTTTGACTAATCAAAGTACTGACTTTGACTAATCAAAATGTAAATAAAATGTAAAGGGGGGAGGGGGTCAGTGACGCTGAGGGCGGTCAGTACTTGTATCATAAACCACCCTTTTAAAAATTGTTGTACTCAAGGGGTTTACTGTACGTACTGCTTGACATAATTGTGTAAAT